CTTAAAACCTAATGCTCCAACTAAACCACCAACAGCAGTTGCTGCTCCTACAACTGGCAAAGTTATTTTGTTAGTTAATGACTTACCTATGCCGCCTAAATTTTTAGATATAGAAGTTGCTATTGTAGTTCCTGCACTTCTACCTGCTGCTGTTGCCTCTGGTTTAATTACCTTTTGAATAGAACCGCTTATGCCTTTTGCGGATGGCATAATCTGCACGTATGCTTGCCCTAATTCAGTAGCCATTTACTCACCACCTGTCCGAATTAACTTTTGCCTTACTTCTGCAAAGTCCTCACCAGAATTAAATATGACTACATCTTTGTTGTCTTCGTCTTCCTTCTTGTTATTAGTCAACAAGTCGACTAATGACTTCGGTCTGTTCCTTCCTTTTTGCCCATCTTGTGTCTGGAACCAAATCAAAGTATTTAATTTGTCTGACACACTTGCTAGTAGAATTGTTTCCAAAGGAACTGATTGACCACTCAATTTCAGCTTTATTCGTGATTCCTCTTTTAATCCATAAGCAAAAACAGCCACCATTTTTACAGGTAGCTGTTTGTAGTCATATATTTTGTATGTTTCTGCAAGGTCACAAATTAGCGCTTCCTCGTCAACCTTAATCATCCTGGCAAGGATTAAGAGTTTTTTGTTTCTTTTTGGCCGTTAAAAATCTCCATGATTTCATCTACTAGCTTGTCTGTAGGTACAATTCCGTTTTCTGTTCGCAAATGATCTTTCAATTCATCGCTTTGTTCTTTTCCTAACAACAGCCTAACTGTTTTTGAGATTGCTAGAGGATTGTCTTCTACTTCCCCTAATGCTTCAAGCAACTCATAGTTGTTTAGGTTTTCTTCTGGGATTTTATACTCGAAACCTGATGAAGTTTCCCCTTCTAACATTTTTGCTTTTTTCTGTGTCATATATCAATCTTCTCCTTATCTCCTACGATTAGTGTGTTTCCGATTTCCGCTTGTCCGATTGCAAGCGGATCGTTAGGGAGTGTCTCCCCCATTACCATTTTCGCCATTCGGTTTTTGAATATATTCATAGTGAGTGTTTCCGTCCGAATCTGGAATTGCTGCTACTGTGGTTTCATAACCCACCGCATCTTCATCTGTGTATTCAATCTCGCCAATTTCAGATACTTTTGCATTTGGAATAACAATTCGCTTAAAAATGCCACCTTTTAAAATCATGTCAATTACTAGACTGTGTTCTTCTAGTTCTTGGTTATTCGCTTTGATTTCAATTCCTGTCTCTAAATCACCAGTGACGTTATCTGTTCCATAAATTTCTTTCAAAACATTAATGTTTGTCGCTTCAATCAATGTGTAAGTGAAATTATCCTCTTTACTCGTTTGTACAGATGCAACAGTGTCTCCACCCCAAGCAACAATGTTTTCACTTTCTGGTGTGTTTTCGTTCGACATTCCATCCTCTGAAATATATCCTAAACTTTTAAACTCGCTATCTAACTCTGTGATTGCATCTGTTGGCAATTCTGCACCTAATGGAGCGGAATAAATCGCTCCACCTATTTTCGGTTTTGCTGTTGATACATTTTGTGCATTACTCATTATATAACCTCCTAATAATATCGAATATCGAACACTGCTTGGTAACGATATTCTTTTGTTGTTATGTCTGTAAAATTGTAATCACTGTTTAAATCTAACCCTCTAATATCATCTAATTCGATCATATCTTCTACAACACTTTTGACTTCTTCGTTCAATAAAATCGCCTGGTATTTACTTTCTGCGTAGCTTTGGAACGCAACTGTTGCTGTTGGTAAATGGTTAGTCTTTCCACTACCTGTTTTATCAACAATCACATATCGTTTTGGTTTATCTTTTGGTTTTTCAAAATAACTAGGTACAGACAAACGTTCGTCTAAATGTTGTTTTATAATTAATTCGATCATTATCTCACCGACTTTAATATGGTGTTGTTTTCTAAATTGTCTTTTTTGGCTTCGTATGAACTTGCCCACACCATAGCGTTTGCTCGATTTTTACCAACATACATATCTTGCTCATACCCTGCGCCCGCTCGACTTTTAATGCCAGATGCGTGCTTTTTTAACACGCTCTGCATGTTGCCCGATTTCATTAATGCAGCTACTCCACTACGATTTAATTTAAAATCAATTTTACTCATAGCGCTCAACCTTTACTTTTTTATTCCATTCTAATGGGATAAGATGCTCAATACCTTGTGTAACCATGCCAAAAACTCGCCATCTTTCGCCAAAGAAACGTACTTCTGCATCTTCCCACTCATTAGTATCGCCTTTAGGTATAGCAAGCGTATAAACTGCCTTCTTACCCGATAATTCAAGTTCGTTTATGATGTCATCGCTTGATGTCGGTGTGACAAGTACGTTTTCGACTTCTTTTTCTACATCTTCATAAATAGGAGCGCCTAACGGATCATTGCCTACTTTTTGCTTTGTTATTAAAGTGACCGTTATGCCTTTAATCATAGTCATAAAATTCAATCACCCCGTAACGTTGTTTGCGTAAACCTAACGCTTTTAACTCGTCACGTTTGATAAACAAACCTCCGCCTGGAGTTAAAAAAGTACCTGACACAGAGTAACCAAGTGCCGATTCGGAGTATTGTGTCATTGGTTCTTGATTTGTTGATGTCATAAGCGTTCTTGCGACAATATCGACTGTAACTGATTTCACTACATCTTTATACACATCGCTATTGTCAATCATTTCATCAATATCTTTATCAACGTTATCCGCTTCTTGCCTTAATCTATTTGATATAACAGGTAACAGCGCTTCTACACGTTGTTCTTCTTCATCATTTAACGCTCTCCATAAACTAATAACGTCTTCTACCGTTGCAAATGGTGTCATGTTTTACACCTCTATTCAAATGCTTTTGCAATTGTTTGGATAATATCCGCTTTAGTGTCTTTGTCACTAACTTCTACTTCATGTTCTTTTGCGAAATCTAATAATTGTGCTTTAGTCATTTTTTCTAAATCAATTTCTTGTTCTTCTGTTTCTTGTTTTGGTTGTTTTCCTTGTTCGTCTAATGGTTTCCAAGCTGTACCAATAAAATTACTGGAACTATCAATGATAGCTCCAGTTTTAATGTTAATATACTTCATTATCCTTCACCTTCTTCAAGTGCTTCTAATCGACTGATAATGTCATTGTATTGCTCTTCTGTTCCAAATCCGTCGGCTCCATCTTTACCATCGGCACCTTTATCTCCCGTATCGCCTTTGTCACCCTTAGCACCCTTATCGCCTTTAGGACCTTTTTCACCAGCCACATCAATTAAATCATGAAAATTTTCTTCTGTTGGGATTGCTCCTGTTACAAAAACTTCTTTTAAATCATCTTTTGTTGCCATTTTATTACTCCTTTCTGATTTGCAGGGATAGACAAAAGAAGTGGTATTATCCCACTTCTAAGGTACTACCTATTGCGCCCTCGCCTATCCCTCTTGCCCGTTTCCCGACCCACCCTCAGTGATACGTGCAAAGTTTTCTGGAATAAGGATACCCCATCCAATGTACGCTTCTGTACGAAGTAAAATTTCGTTGTATGCTTTCAAATCTCGTCCTGCACCGTCTGGATCCCCATACTCGATAATTTCTAATGGTATATTTTCTGCATAACCCCATTTGAATGAGTTTTCAAAATCACCTGCAATGACATGATCTTTATCGTTATCTCCCGATTTAGTTAACGTTTTATTAACATCAACTGACATGCCATGAAAAGAGTTAGGACGCTGACCAAATCGGAACTCTGGGTATTGTTTAACCCCTTGTACTTCTACCTTACCAAGTGCTGCTGCCGCTTGTGGCGATAACGCTAAACCACTCACATCACCGTCATTTAAAACAACTGTTTGTACTACTGAATCAATGTCATCCTCAATATTTTCTGCATTATACTCGACTACGTTATCTGTTACAACACCATCAAAGCTATTTGTTGCCTTGAAAGAAGCATCAGACATAGAACGTGGTTCTAAACCATGAATAGCCGCAATGTCGAATGCTTCTGCAATCTTTTTAGCGTATCCATCTGTAAATGCGTTCAAGTATTGAATTTGCTTTTCGCGAGTTGCATATTTAAACTCATCCGTAATACGTGCTTGATAAATAATTTTAACAGGTTTAATGACTTTAGATTCTAGCGTTGCTTCACTACCTTTTTTCTGTTCGCCCTCGCCCACAATTTGAGCGTTACCTTCTAAGTTAAAAATAAACTCCTCTGTTCCAGAAAACGGAATCGGTTGTTGATTTGATAATTTTGCTAATGTCGAGTGACCTTTCACTTTACTGTAAATCTCTGTTACTAATTCTGCTGGAAATAAATCTCCTGCTTTTAATGCGTTTGCCATAGTTAAATCTCTCCTTAATTTTTATTTGTTAAATTATCTAACATACTGTTCAAACCTGCCGTCTTATTGTCAACAGGAGGTTCAGTTTGCTTGAGTGGTAAAGGTTGTTTTTTGTTAACATACCCTGCCAATTTTTCAGCATCTGCCTTAATTTCTTCTTCTGTTTCACCACTTAAACGACTAGCTAGATCAAGTGGAATGTTCGCCTGAATAGCAATGTTCGTCTTTAAATCTTTTAGTTTATAAGATTCAATTTGTTGCTCTAAATCACTAATACCGTCTAGTTTTTCTTTATTTGATTCTAGCGTTTCCTGTAAACCTGACAACTGTTGTTCTAGATTTTTCTTTTCTGTATTAAGTTCGTTAAATTTATCTTTAGGAAACCAATTTCCATCACTTACAATTGCTAATTTGTTATCACCTGCTTTTTCTATAACTTGGCTATATAATTCTTCTCCAAGTAATTCTTTTAAACTCATACTGAATCGTCTCCTTATTTAGTTGTTTTTAGTCATTACCCTCTGACCATAGGAATACGTTTAGTTTTACCCCAAACCTTAAAAAGGGCATAAAAAATAAGCATGTTTAACGACTGTGCTAAAAGTCAAGCTAGTGTATAGCCATCAAGATATGCCTTGACTTACTTTAAAATGCAAGGCGACCACACTCCTTTCATGTTACTTTATAAAATAACAGTTCAGTAATTGTAGTCACCCCCTTAATATTGTATTCTTTGCTTCTTAGGTTCTTTTGCTTCACTACATGCCCAGTGAGCGAGTATCATAGATTCCATTAAAGCGATGTCATTCTCTTCAATCTGTGAACGATAACCAAAACCTCCATTAGTACCAATATTTCTTTTATCGCAATTTGTGACTACTTGATATAAAGAAGGTTGGCTTTTGTGCTTCAACGTTTGTTGAAATAGCGCTTGTTCAAATAATGCGTTTGCTACTATAATCTCTTTAACTGTTGGTAACACGGGTTTTTTAAGTCCTGCTCGTTTCATGGCTTCCGCTAAAATATTTTGACCATTTGCGCCATCAATGACGACTTGTTGAATATCTGCGTTTCTTAAAAAATGAACAATCCAACCATTTCCATTTCTCAAACTTTGACAGTCTACCGATTCAACAAACACATTGTCATCTTCTGTTTTTACTGCAATGCTTAAAGCTACATTTGTTCCATCGTGACCGTATTTAATACCTGCAAATAGTTTACCTTTAAACTTAGGTAATTCGTCCACATGAAGCTCTTTCCACTCGTTTTCAGATATTGCCGACTTCTGATTATATTGAATCCATAATCCTAATCGTTGAATATTAAAGTCTATGTCGTCATTACCGACCTCTGATTGTACGTTACGCTCTGATACCCTTAAACCTAAACTAGGGTTAGCTTGATACCATAAATCCTTATCCCTTACATCAGATTGTTTGTCTACACTCCACTCTGCCCAACCAGTGTTTTCAGAAGTTCCTTGCAACGCCATTTCTCTCATACGTGTAAAGACTGTTCCACTTGATATTGGAGTGGGAGGTGTACCTGTATAAATCGTCTGTGGATTCTGACTTGCTGCGATTGTGTACATTAAAGCACTGCGTTGATCGTCTGTGTATTCTTGTGCTTCATCAATTACAAGTAAGTCAAAACTTTCACCAAGTCCACCAGTAGATGTACGAGTTCTAAAATCAATACGACCACCACCGATTAACTCAATGCTTTCTCGACCTGTTGCCTTAATTTTATTAAAGTCTGTTTGTTCTTCTAGTCCACTTTCTTCTAAAATTGCAAGTAAACGATTGAATGCAGCAGCACTTGTTGTCGTTCTATGTGCAGTATGAAGTATTCTTTCATCATGTTTCAATCCAAATAATTCACGAATTGCGACAACTTCGTTTTTTCCGTTTTGTCGTGGTACAGAATAACCAAAGTCCATGTGTGTCCATAGTTCATCTTCGTTTTTAGCCATAATCGCATCGACTATAAAACGTTGCCAATCAAACGCTTTCCTTCCCGATTTTTCGTATAATTCTATCGCTTCGTTTCCGAGTGATTGCTTATACGGTAAAATTAATGACTTAGTAGGTGTTTGTTCTCCAATCCTAGTCATTAAAGTTCACCCTTCCATCAACTAGTCCATTCTTTAGTCCATACGTTTTGCCTTCTTGCATCGCCTGGATCATACTCAACTGTACATCTGCATCTGTCGTGTCTAGCGTAAACGCCATCTGGCACATTTGGATATTTGTAAACACCTGCCATCGATTTACACCAATCACAAGCATCCGCACCATCAGTGGTTCTTATTATTTCTGGACTTAACCCAGATTCGCCTTGAAAGTCCACATTCGCCTTTATTGTGTCGTCTACCGCTGATTGTGTGAAGTTTACAATCGGTTCTTGCAATATCCAAGCTACATCATCAAATACTTCTTCTTTTGTTATACGATTTACAATGCTTTCAATTCTATGTTTATTCACCTTAGATTCAATTCCTTTTAAACCTAAGCCAATTGATTTATTTAAATTGTCTTGTACTTCTGCTGATACTTTAGATACAATTTTATAATTATTCGATAATGTTTCGTTTAAAATTCTTTCTGCTATGTTGTAGTACATTTTGCCATCTGGTAGTACGTCTGATTTGATATTAGCTTTAAAAGTGCTTGCTAACAGTTCGCCAACTACAATAGCGTATTCATTCGCTTGTTTATAAGTCGCTCTTCCGTTTTCGATCGCTTTCTTAATGGATGATAGTTTTCTGTTTTTACTAAATTTGCTGTTAAAATCACGTTGTATATTTTCTAGTAGTTCGGGTACGATGTCAGTTGTCATCGTTATCACCTTCAATACCTGTCAAGTCCTTTAAGTTGTTATTTCCGAAGTAACCAGGTACTGCTAGATTTATTTTACCTATGCCGTCACCGATTGTTGAAATAGCCGATGCATCCGGTTTAAATACCGGCTCCCATTTTGCTTTTGTGTTATATAATTGATTCCTTTTATATGGAAAATTGTCACGTAATGCTACTGCTAAATAACCAGCGTTTAAAAATCCGCTGGCAAAATCTCGTTGTGCTTTTTCTGCTGCCAACCTTAATGTTTCATGACTGGCTTTGATCGCTTCTGCGCTTGATGGGTTGTCAGAAGGAAAACCCAAATCATCTAATGTTAAACCTGTTTCGCCCGCAAAGCCACTTGCCGCTGTTCGTAATTGTTCGGTAAAAGGTGACATTGACGGTACGTTGAATTGTCCTAGTTTTGGAACGTCTCCATCTTCATCTTTTGTAAACTGCAAGAATGATGAAACGGTAGCTTTCCAACTTTCCATAGGTTCAACATCTTGTGATAAACCTACCGCGTATTTTTGCGGCCATGAATAAAACTCGGCAGTAACGTCTGCTCGTTCCAATGTTCGTTTAGCGAATTTTTGATAATAGACTGCTGACGGTGTAATTCGTGAGCGACCAAATGGTTTACTAGAATCTGGTCTGTTGATGATTGGTACTAAAAGTGGTGCAGGTGCGTTATTCTCAACTGAATCAACTAATTCGTTATTGACATAGTAATCTGTTTTGCCTGTCGTGAAGTACAGTTCTTCATGTGGATTGCCGTATTCATCTCTACTTAACACCGCATAGCCTTCTGTTAGTAGTCTAGTGACTGGATCTAATATACCTGTCGCTTCTGAACCTTGAATAACTTGCAATCTAGGAAAATCACCTTCACCTTCCGATATATAAATGAAACTGCATGAGTTTATAAGTGCTGATAACTTTGCATCATCAAACAAGATGTCTGCACTGTTCATCTCAAATATTTCATTGATATTAAAGTTGTCGTTAGCAAACTCTCTAAATACTAATCTGTCTGCAAGACTGTCAACTGCTTTCGCTCCCCATCCAAGTGTTGACCTGTATTGTTGTCGTAGTCTTTCTGGGATGGTTACGCCTGGGCTTATGTCAGTATTCTTCATATCGTATACACTTTGACGATACAATGCGCCTCGTCTGTACACGTTTAGTTTATTGCGTAAATATGCAATACCTCTCATTAAATCACTCCTTTTATGTATATTCATACATCTTCACGATAAAATATGCACA